AGTAAGTCCGACACCCTCATCCGTTTTGAGCCCAGATCAATTTGACGTATATAAACAATTGCCCGAGCAAAAAATTTCTGGATACGTATACAGGTCACCTGTTATTTGTTAATAGATATAAAAAAATGATATGATTCAAAAATATATTCCTGAATTTTTAACGTACGACACTCCTCAAAGAGTGCCTACCAATTGCAATAGTATTACATTCATCAATTTAGGAGAATCGACCATCTTGATAGAAAATGTAACCTTATTGCCGACGCAAAGTCTTGAGATTAGCGGTAACGCATGTGAGTATACGGACGTGACAATATTATTAAATTTCACAGGCAGCGGACAAAACAATTGCACGGTCATCAAAAAAAGGTATCTTGATAACAATCCAAACAACTAAAAATTATGGGAATAAAATTTAATACGTCTGTTGGGGATAGCCGAGGAACGCCATTATTATATTCCAATATTTGGTCAAATCGTTATCAATCGGGAAGTCCTTACGCTGTTAATGGATCTGTTGGTTTTTTTATCGACGCAGGAGATTATCCAAGTGACGCATCTTATTATATTGCTCAATCTGACGGAAGCGACTGGGTTCCATTTTTATTCGGAGGAACTGCAGGGATTCCTGACCTGCAACAAGTATTAACAAAAGGTTACACCTCAACGGAGGGAAGAATCAAATTAATAAGTAACACAAATAATACACATTTTTTATACTTTGAAGCGGATAACGCTGTCGGTCCGACAATTGATTTCAATTTAGGCGCAGCATCAGAAGAACAATATAAGATTGTTTTGGGTAGTTATTATGATCCATTTACTTTCAATTCCTTATATATGATGACGCAGAGTGAAGATTATATCACAATGCAGTTATATGAAGATTATGCAGCAATTCCACAAGGAGGATTAGTCATAGGAACAGATATACAGGATGCACAATCTTTATTGGGCAGAAAACCTAATCTTGTCATATATCCTAATCAGTACGGTTACTCTGAGATTACTTTAGTGAATCGAACTGACGACGTACCTGCAGATATAAATTTTGTTGACCCAACAGATGGCCTCACTTTTGGGTTTGGTTGGGTAGGAAATTCTGGGGGTCTTTCATTTTATGATGATATCGGTACGGTCTGGTCAGTTGATCCTGCACAAAACTATGGCGGATTTCATGTATTTGGGATTTTTAATCCTACTGAAATTACCAATTATTTTTATTCACAATTTTTATTATTAAGTTCTGTTGCGTACACAACTCCAACAGTTAATATTCTTGTCGATAATAATGCGAAGAATGTTTACATTGATAATTATGGGGGAAATTCAACTTATAACCTACCTGCAATAACCTATTTTTTACAAAGTTCTCCTTTTATAACAATAAAAAAAGTAGGAAGTGGAACATTAACTCTTAATAAAACGGATGGAGATATATTTATTGATCAGAATGGTAACCCTCAGACATCATTATCAATCACTAAGGCAGCTGGTTCGCATACATTTGTTGGCGTACAAGGTACTTTTTCTGGATCAACATCAGGTTTTGCGTGGGTACAAATTGTAGGAAATTAAAATAAAAAAATATGAAAATAGCAGATTTCACAATCAATAAAAATATGCAGCAATTCACTGCTAATAACATTAAATTGAATTTGACAGATAATTGCCGAGATAGAGCAACTATTCAGGTTCAATTTTTTAATGATAAAAAAAGAATTGATAGTGCTTTTATTTTTTTGAAAGATGAAGAATATAACAATTGGGCAGGAGATAATAATAGTACTTATCAATTAGTTGCGGAAAAATTGAAATTAACGATATTATGATCGCAACAAAAAATATAATATGGTTGGGATTGGGAGGCATATTGTTATATGAACTTATAAAAAGTTCCTCGCAAAACAAGAATCCTGTTGCTCCTGTTACGGCAAAAAATGTTGTACCAGCAGTTATTCACAACACAATACAACCTGACTATAAACAGCCTGTTGCTCCTGTTACTGCTGTTGTTAAACCTGTTGACATACCTCAACAAATTGACACAGCCATACAAAATAATCAGGCATTTACGCCTCAACAAGACATATCAATTTTACAAACTGAATTTAAGAATATGCCTAATGCAATCACTCCGCAAGACGCTGGATTATTGACTAACGATATATCTGAAACTATATTTTGGCAATCAATAAGCAACTCTGATACGATCAACGAGTGCATGAGGAACGCTAATACAAGTGAAGAATTAGAATATTGTAAAAACACTGCAGCAAGCGCAGACGCAAGATAATTAATTATAATAACCTGTATAAAAAAAACAGACATGAACGAAAAACAAGCATTACAAATACTCAAGCAGACACTTGACGCAGCGGTAAAAGGTAGCGTGTTTCCTAACATGGATGCAGCATTCGCTGCCGCACAAGCATACAATCTGATAGCGCAAAAATTTATCGAAAAAAATGACGAGCAGCAATAATTATGATATCAACAGTATTGTTGGGTCAGCATTTTCGTCAAGCATGGCTTACGTTACTGCTACGGAGATAGACGCAGCGACTAAATTTATAGCAGCATCATGTGCCATTATTGCTGCCATAACAACAATAATTTATAACATCAAAAAAATAAGGAGATTAAAATGAACAATCCAAAAACAACAATCTGGGGAACAATTGCTGCCGTTGGGCAGATGGCTTCAACACAATTAACAGGAGTGCCGCAACTTGCTGCGCAATTGGTTACGTTAATTAGTGGTTTCTTATTCGCCAAACATGCGCAAGATGCCAGCAAGTAGAAAAAAAGACATTTATATTATCATTGCAATAATAGCATTAATTATGGTAAGTTCATCCGCATCAGGAGGTATATTATCAGAAGTATCTTCTTCATTATTTGCTTTCTTGAGAAGACTTGAAGAAAGCGATAAAGCAGCACTGGAAGCATATGATGACGGTTACGGAACATGGACAATAGGATACGGTAGCGTATACAATTGGGACGAACAACGTCCTGTTGAACAAGGTGACACCATCGATCAGCCGACAGCAGAAAGATGGCTCGAACATGAGGCTAACCAAGATTTGGCTACCGTACAAAAATTAGTAACCGTACCTGTCAATAATAATCAATTGATAGCATTAGGTTCCTTTGAATACAACACAGGAGCATTAAAGCATAGCACGTTGTTAAGATTATTAAATTCAGGTGCCGACATTAACACAGTGGCTAACGAATTTGACAAATGGGTATATTCCAATGGCGTAAGATCTCAGGGACTTATTAACAGGAGGTCGGAAGAAAAAAAATTATTTTTAAGTTGATTTTTATAAGGGCAAGTTTCATTCGTGTTGCGTAGTCTCAGGATTATTCCTGAGACTTTTTTTGGGAAAAATAAAAAAAAATTTTGTAGTTTCGAAAATTAGTTTTACATTCGTATAAATAATACTCTTGCAAAATGAAAAATTTCCACCTAACAATCCGTTGTCGATTAATGACAACGAGGAACGAAAAATTCTCAAATCCCTTTATCGTTTTCGAAGTAGATATCAAAGCAGATGATTATGAACACGCTGAATATCTCAAGAACATATACTGGGATAGCTGCACCAATGGAGAAAGTTTAGAAATTATCACTGTAATACTGCAAGAGTGTCTGAAACCGTAGGCGGGAGTAGGGCACTCTGTTTTATTATGAATATATTCTGCATAATATCCATTATTATATCCATGTTAATTATTGCTTTTATTTCTTTTTTTTTAATTTGTATTAGATTAATGATATTCATAACAATTAAAATTGCTAACACATGAAGATGACAATAAAACAACGCTACGAGCGAAGTCATTCCAACGGCATAGTTTATGCTCCTTCAACGTTGCCTCCTTGCTGGTACGGTAATCAGGTTGACAGAATGAACTTTAAAAAGTCGGACAGAGATATAGAATTGCTGATTGACTTGAAGTCAAAGGTTCAAGGAAAGAAAAATAAATTAATAACGATCGCAAAAGCGACATTTTAAACCTTTTTTAAATTACATATTATCTTTATACTTTAATTATTAATCAATAAAAAAACAAAAACAATGGAAACATCAAAAAAACAGACAGTTAACATAGAGCAAGCATTCTCTATCTTTAACGAAGCCCAAATCGATGCAATTAAGTTAATCGTCAGGAGGGGATTTTGTATCGATTGTAAAGAAATATTCGCCGATAAGAAAAGTCATTATGCTTATGGTTATTTTACCAATATAGATAAGAGTAAACAGTTTTCTGATCTGGTGTCAGGTATTGCAAAAACATTAAAAAAATCAGGCACGAACTTAATTACAATGTTTTCAGATTGGTGGGGTGATGGAAGAGGAGGTATGATGTTTTTAAATATGGATTTGATTAACGAAAGAAAATTAAAAAAATGGGCTAAGCAATGACAGGTTAAAATACACTATGGCACAAGCAAAAGAAAAAGCAAGTGAGTTGATTGAAAAATACTGTAAAATACTTTATGGTGAAGAAAGATATGTAAATCTTTATAAACCTAAACAATGTGCATTATTAGCAGTAGATGAGATAATTGATGCTTTAGATAAATCATTAATTACAGCAGATATTGAATGGTTCAAGCAAGTTAAAAACGAAATAGAAAAGCTATGACACAAGAACAAATAAAATATATAGGACACACGATAAAAGCAATTCAATTAAATGATCGTGTTGTATACATCATTGATAATGGTACGATAACTTACCAAACAATTGAACAAGCTAAACGATTTATAGAATATTTGCTAAAATAATAAATGATAATGATACCATCAAACCAAAATCAACCAGCATTTCCTTGCGTGCCATTGCAAAATAATTTTGGCAGTTTCGTTGTCCCCATTCCAGGGATGACTAAGTTAGAATATTTTTCTTTGATAATATATTCAGGATCAGTTGAGCAATTGAAAATAGAGACCGCAATATTTTTAGCAAGACAGATGCTCGAATTACTTGATAAAGAACAACAACAACAGATAGCAGAAAGCGAGACGACAATTATTCAATAACAAAAAACAAAAAAAATGGAAAAAAACACAATGCAGAACGAAAAAAAGTTGGTCGGAAATGTAAGAACCAGAACCAACTTCTTCAATCAAGAAGAGTGTAATTTAGGGTTCAACGCTAAGGATCTCGAATTGATGGTCAATAGTCTTGACGAAAAGGGATGGGTAAACTTAGCAATGCGAAATTCTAAGAAAGGAGGAAAGTATATGTACATTGTTGATAAAGAAAATGTGCAGCCATAACAGATGAACCAGCAACAATATTACAACGATCTGCTTCAAAGAAGTTACGTCGACGGATACGAACCCGATGAAGAACAGATATTGTTGCGAATAGATGGCAATAATATCGGCAGTGTACAGAATTACATAATCATATCTGGATTGCCAAAATCAGGTAAGTCAACTTTTTTGACTTCTATCGTTGCCAGTCACATTAAACACGAACCTGTATTCGGAATTGAACTAACAACCCTACCCAACAGAGGTAGGGTTTGTTACATTGACACAGAGAGCAGCGAATACGATTTCTACCGCCACATGTCAAGAATCAAAGAAATTAGCAAAAGAACTTCACTACCCGAAACGTTCAACGCATATGCGTTGCGTAAAGATGAACCAGACGCAATCAGGAACATGATAACAGCATACTGCGAATACAATAAAGATTGCTCAGTTATTATAATTGATGGCTTGCTCGATATCTGCATGAATTACAACGATGAAGTAGAATGTCGCAAGGTAGTTAATTGGCTAAAGAACATCACAACTGTATACAATTGCTTAGTGATAGGAATTTTGCACACTGGTAAGCGTGACGGACAGACTTTAGGGCATCTGGGAAGCAATACCGATCGATGGGCACAAAGCACAATGCAAGTTATTAAAGATGAACTTGAAGGGACTTTTGAATTAACACCTAAATTTTTACGCAGCAGTAAAAACTTTGAACCGATAAAGATAAAGTACGATGATTTTGAAAGGGAATACGTAATGGTTGGACAACAAAAACAAGTCAGGCAATCTTTTCGACCATCTAATTTTGAAGAATACACTGTCAATCAACACCATGAACTATTGGATAAAATATTTCTTAACAAAAAAACATATGAATATGATGAATTAATAAAACAAATCAGCAGACACGACACACGTGGTGTCAATAACACGAAAAAGTACATAAAGTACATGAAAGAAAAAAATTACATTGATAAAGACGAAAAAAACAATTATTATGACACAAGGATTTCTTTTTGAACTTAATCTTGACGAGAATAATGATCCTTTAGAAAATACGGAAGTATTTCCTGCTATCATTTATTTTTCTCGAGAAGAACACGAGCAATTTAAAAACGAATTGAAAATTGCCATAAAAAAATTGTTCCCTCAAGATTATCAAGATAAAAATGGTTCCGACGTATTATTATCAATATTAAAAAAATTTAACAATGCAGAAAACATTTAAGCGGATCTTGTCAGAAAAACAAGCCGAAAAATTAAAAGGAAAATACCTCGACGCTACTTATGTAGCGCATGCCATAACAGATGACATGGATGGGCACGATTCTCAAGGAAACTTATTATTCAGGTTCAGAAAGAATGCCATACCTGTTGATCTTTTGAAGTTGGGATATGAAAGTTTTGAAAAATCGATAATCAGCACCCAGAGCAGAGGCAATGCTTCAGGAGGGTATTTCAACAGAGTAAGAAAGGATGGCACAGTGGGCAATTTCAAAGTTAGTAACCCTGTAGAAAGCGGTAACGTAGGTTACATGGACGCCAAAGATGGTGTTGGCACCACTAATTATTGCAGAAAGACATCTTTCGCGTCCACGTATTTTGAAGAATTTAAGCAGGGAATACCTTTCGTGCAACACGTCAGCGATATGTACAAAGAATTATGCCCGAACCACTGGAAACGCCAACACGAATACGTAAAAGCAACCAATAAGAATTATGTTATTGAAGGAACAGTATTCACTACTGTGACGGTCAATAAAAATTTTAGAACAGCGTTACACCAAGACAGCGGAGATCTCACTGACGGATTCGGCAACTTATGTTGTTATGAAGATGGAAGTTATACGGGAGGATTTTTTTTGCTTCCGGAATGGGGAATAGGAATAGAAATACGTTGTGGTGATATGTTATTCGTGGACGTTCACAGATGGCACTGCAACACAGATTACATTCTTAAAGATGGGTTCGATCATATGTTACGCATAAGTTTTGTAATGTATTATCGAGAATACATGTACCGATGCCCGTCACCGAGCAAAGTATTAGAGGATCTAAAAAACAATTCATTAGGATATAAAACTTTATAACATGCAAAATAATCTTAAATATAATTACATAGACAATATATACATCCCAACAAAAGGGAGAAGCGAAAAATGCGTGACAGCCAGACATTTCAACGATCATCTTGTCAGCGTCAACCTTGTCGTAGAACCACAAGATTGGCACAATTACTATAAAAATTTTAAAGATCTTCATAACATAATAGTATTACCTTCTGACGACCTCGGCATATGTTATGTTCGAAATTGGATAAAAAAATATGAAGAAGAAAAAAATGCTTACGGTCAGTACCATAAAGGATGGTATTGGATGATAGATGATGATGTTACTTTCAAAAAAATAGCAAACAAAAAAACCGTAGACGTTGACAACTTTTATTTTTTTGAGGAAATTGAAAATTCTTGTCTTCCCGATAAGGTCGCACAAGTAAGTTTTGAATACCAACAATTTGCATGGTCTCAAGAAAAAAATGCTACTGATAATAGTTATTGCGATGTAGCTGTCGGCATCAATACATTAAAAACAAGAGGCATATATTATGATGATAGCCTTTTGTTGAAGGAGGATCGTGACTTTACAATGCAGATTATACAGTCGGGTTATAAAACAAGAAGATTCAACAACATAGCAATAAGTTGTCCCACTAACGGAAGCAATATCGGAGGACTCTTCGATGTGTATCGGCAAAACGGAATAGAAATTGAAGCATGCGAACAAATGGTTCAGAAATGGGGAAAGTCAATATGCAACATACAGATTAAACCTTCAGGAAGAACCGATTTGAAGATACATTGGAAAAACATATCAAGCGGTCAACAGTCGTTGTTTTTTTAATTTTCATTAATAGGGCAGTTTCCTGCCCTATTATTTTTTTTAACTAACCTTTCCTTGCGAACGCAATTTACAAACAAAAAATAACATGGCAAAATATTTTACTGCAATTTTTTTTGACGCTGACGGAAATGCGTACAAGTACAGAAACATCAGGAACACAGAACATTCTTTGCGAAAATTTATACAATTCGCAAGAAATAAGAACGCTGTGGAAATAAATTTTTATGACAAAAAAACAAGAGAATTCATTCATAAGGAACGGTTGTAATTTAACCCTATTTTAAAGGTGCAAGAAAGGTAAATTTCTCAATGAAATTTGCCTATTTTTTTTGCACGCAGAACACTGTTCCGAACAGGTGATAATCTCATAGAACGTGGAATGCCCCTATTCCTATAGGAATAGGGGCATTACCATAACCGTTCTACAGATGAGATTAATTTTTTTGTTATTTTTAAAAAAAAAGATAAAAAATTTTGTAGTTTAAAAAAAAAGTTTGAAATTGCGTTAGTTTCCTTGCAAAAAACGATCAAATATAACACCAATCCTTGCCAACCTTTCTTGCACCTTTAAAAAATTGTTTCGATGAACAAAAAATTGATTATTTTTGCATTGTTGGGTTTTGGTGCTGTTTATGTTCTAAGGAAATTGAACATGTCTAAACAGATAGTAACTCAAGTTATGGGCATCTCACTAGGTAATGGAGGATTATTATTACCCCAAGTAATTGTTACGGTATTGATCACTAACCCTACTTCAACAACAGCTGACGTTCAAAAAATTCAGGGAACTTTATCTACCAGCGATGGCAATATTTTTGGATCGATAAACTACAACACAACAACAACAATTTCGGGAAACGCGAATACCAAAATAGATATTCCAATTGATTTGTCGAGCATAGACGTAGCAACAACACTGATGACACAAGGTTTTCAAAATCAAACAATTAATTTCAATGGAAAAATGGTTGTGGACTTCATTCCTGTTCCCTTGAATTTTACTTATAAATTTTAAAGCCGAATCATGAGTACGATACTGGGAGAATTATCTCCCTTTAAAAATGAACAACAGATATTAATAACAAGCCAAGACACGACAGATATAATTAACGCAATATTAAAACAACACAAAAAATGCGAAAAGGAATACGATAAAATATGGCACTATTATGATGGAGGAGATCCTGTTTCGACAGCGGAAAATGTTTTTGATTATCTGAAAAAGAACGTTGACTATGTTGTAGAAAGCGATGATGATCAAAAAGTCAAGAGTCCTTCGGCAATAATTGCTACAGGAAAAACAACAGGAAGCGATTGCAAAAATTTTGCGTTGTTCACTTCTGGAATTATGGATGCTTATCGCAGAAACACAGGAGAAGATTTTGGATTGAATTACAGGTTTGCCGCATATGACGGAAAAAAAGTTCCCGAACACGTGTTTACGGTTATTGTTGTTGACGGAGAAGAATATTGGGTTGATCCTGTTTTGGATTATTTTAATCAACATAAAAAACCGTCTTATTATAAAGATAAAAATATTAAAGATATGTTAAGTTCACTGAGCGGAATAAATTATTACGGCAAACATTTAGGAGATGATGCTTCTATGTTAGAAGATGCTTCTAATTCGGGAGATAGCATGGATAGCGCTAATTATGATAACTCTCCCTCACAGGATCAAACTGCGCCAAGTATTTTCGACAATACCACAGAACTACCTACAGGATACTCATACGATAGCAACAATAACGTGTTCGACGCATATGGAAACCCAATAGGTTTTCTTGATAGCGATGGCGACTTTGTTGACGCTGCAACCAATAAAGTATATTCATCTTTGGACAATACTTATAAAGGATATTACGATAGCGATGGTGATTTTGTGGACACTAATAATCAAGTATACGGAACGGATGGGAATTGGAAAGGTTATTATGATAGCGATGGAGATTTTGTGGATTCTAACAATAAAGTTTACGGAACGGACGGGAACCTTAAAGGAAGTTACGATTCTTCAGGTAATTTTACGGATCTTCAGGGTAATGTTTATAATGCTGCTGGAAACCTTATCAAGTCGTCCAGCGTGAACGCTCCTTCTTATGTTGCGCCTAAAGGCGGAAGCCCTACTGGCGCAGGAACTTCGAAAGGTTCTTCTCCAAGTTCTAACAACATAAATGACTTGTTGAAGGCATTCAGTTCTTTATTGGGCGCAAAGACTTCACCATCTTATAAATTGCCTACAAGTTCACCGACGACAGCAAATAAAAGTTTACAACCAGCAACAACAACCTCTTCCACGAGCAACATTTTGATGTATGGATTGTTGATTGGTGTTGCGTTTTTATTTATAACAGGAAAATCTAAAAAATAAATTATATGGAAGAAACATCAACAGATCAAGTTCAAGAAACATCAACTTTGCAATCCGAAGAAATTAAGGACAACGCATGTTCAAACAAAAATGATAATTCAAACGCATAACCAATGACTGCCCTACAACATATTATAAAGGAAGCTAAAATTATCAAAAAAAAATACCCTAATAAGGAATGGAAAGATTGTGTTTCCCAAGCCAGCGCAATCTATTCGAGCAAGCACAGCGGGAAAAGTCCAGTAGGAAAAAAGAAAAAAAAAGTTGTTAAGAAAATAACTGTAGGTAAATACGCATCAATAGAAGCGATAGAAAGAATGGATCAATTAACGAGGTCTACTGATCTTATAGAGTTTTCCCATGCCGTTAATAATATTATTGATGATTTATTAGAAGAAGGTTTCGAACTTTCAGAAATAAAAGAATACGTGAAGGTCAGATTAGATCATATATTTATAATTTATAAATAAATTAAAATGAAACTTAAACCAATACATAAAAAGAAAGTTGCGAGAAAGAAAGTTGCGAGAAAGAAAAAGGTTGTATCACGTTCAAAGAAGCGTAAACCCTCAGAGAAGAGAGTACTAAATGCAATTAAAAAAGCTGAACAAGTTCAACGTAAACACATGAGTGGATTTGGTGTTAAAAATCAGGTATCGCAAGATTATAAAAATACTTTGGAAAAAATTGATAGAGTAGAACGTTGGATAATTGGGTCATCACGAATACTTAAAGAATCTAAAAACCCTACAACAAAATCAAATGTTCGTGCAGTTATCAAGGAATATAAAAAGGCGTTAAAAGAATACAAAACACACGCAAGAGAATTGAAAAAATTGTTATAAAAATTGTATGTCATTTTACCATATACGCTCAATGCGGCAAAAAGATTGAAAGTAATTGTTTTGCCCAGCAAAAGGAAAAATAAAAAGATTGACGTATACGATAAACATGGTAATTATATAACAAGTATTGGTGCCAAAGGTGCAATGGATTATCCAAATTATTTAAAATATTTTGGGAAAAAATATGCCGAACAAAGAAGAAGATTGTATAAATTAAGGCATTCAAAAGATAGGAAAATAAAAGGATCGGCTGGTTATTATGCTGATCAATTATTATGGTAATAAAATTTTTTTAAAACAAAAAAAAACAAATAAAATGGCAAGAAGAAAAAGACATCACAAAAAGCACCGTACTCGTCGCAGACGCATGAGTGGATTCGGTGCGTCAAAAGCTACTTCTGCATTAGCTTTAATTGGCGGAGCGGTAGCTGGTCATGTTGTTGCTAACGCAATCAACAAGACAACCATGAGCGACAGTTATAAAAAGTATGTTGCTGCTGGTGCTCCTATCGTTGCAGGAATGTTTTTACCTAAATTTATGAAAGGTTCAACAGGTGCAGCTATTGGTCAAGGAATGATTGCTGTTGGGGGATTGGCGTTAGTTCAAAGTACTGGAATTATTGCACGAAAACCAGTCACTGTTGCTAAAAGGATGGCATTAGCTCCAACAACACAGAACACTCGTGGAACTATCGCAGGAATCACAACAAGACAGGCAGCAATATTATCTTAATGGAAACAATTTTTAAAAATAAAAAAAATAAATAAAAATGGCAACTCAAATCGGTAGTCGATTAGTATTCGAGAACGCAAAAGCATTTATTGCGTCTCAAGGTTATAACGTTAGCCAAGCAGTGTTGACGCAATCTTTTGTACGTAGCGAGATTGCGCTGAGCACCAGCGTAACTAACTATCACGTTCCAATTTTGGTTAACGACCAAGTGAACGGAGCAGCATTTAACACAGAAAAACGTGTTAATTTACAAGATATCCACGTGGTTAGTGAGATAGGAATGTTCGTTGCAATTCCAAGCAGCAGCACTGCCACTAACTTTGCGTTGTTGACTTATCCTTCAGCGGGGAACTTTAGTTCTTCAGCAACTTCTGCATTGTATTCTTTATACAACGGAAATTTGAATATACAAGTGAACAATCAGAACGTATTGCCAGCATGGGATCTGTATCGTCATTATTATGTTGCACAGACACAAGCAAAGACGAACTTCAATGTCGCTTCTACAACGTCTCCTGCTGTTTTCAGCATCGACCAGAACGACGGAACTTCTGCTGGTTTTGCTCCTTGTGAACCTAACTTGTTGCTGAATGGTGCAGCCAACATTCAAGCTAATTTGAGTCTTCCTGGAGTAGTATCTACAGTGGACGCAAATAGTCGCATTGTTGTTATCTTCCGCACGATCTTAGCACAAAATGTTACGAGCGTAAAATAAAAAATAGTCTTGCGGACTCTAATCGCTACCGCTGCCAGTCGGATAATACTGGCTACTTTTTTTAATTCAGTAAAAACATACAACATGTTACTAAGACGTTATGAAGCAGTTGAAGTACCAGTGCCTAACGGTAGTACATTGACACGTTTTTATTTCCCTGATTTGCCTAACTTACGTAATGCGAGAGTTAATGCAATACAGTTATATACTATAGGATCTATCAGCGCAACTCCTAACACAGGAAGTGCGATGGTTACTCTTGCTGATACGCAAAAGTCATTTTTGACGTTATACAGCGGAGACTTGCAATTGGTATACAACTGCCCTATTTTGGCGTTCAACAATTTGGATAATTCTGCGAATAATCCTTTTGTATTTATGGTGCCTGATATTGACGGGATGGTAATTACGTGGACAAAAAGTTATATATCATTACCAAGTTCATTAACAACAACTAATGTTGCTTATGCATTCGGGGTATACTATACTTTACCGTTACCAACACAACAATAAATTAAAAGCAGGAAATAAAATTCCTGCTTTATTTTAAATAAATTATTATGGCAGCATTTAAACCTGAATTACATAATGCGGAGGCGGTAATGGCGTACTACGAAAACAGCAACGCAATCTGTTTCAAAGTTTACGCAGGAACAACTCCTAAGGCAGAATACTGTCGTTATGTATTTGATGACGATGAGAAGCAGATAGGTTCAGAAAAATTAGCGGAAGCATTACAAGCAATCGAACAAAATAGCGACAACACGAATCCTTATCTTTTGCAATTAATTGAACGTAAAAAAGGTTCAAAAAACCAGAAAGATGAAACCATGACTCAGATTGTATTCCAACTGAATCGTCCCGAAAAATTTTACGGAATAGGTTCTTATCAACAGTCTTCATCAGACCCAGAAATGAGAAACATGATGAAACAGATGATGGAAAATCAGAATTTATTAATAACAAAATTATCTGCCGACGAATTGGAAGAAGAAATTCCTGAAGATAAACCAAAAAGTCTTTTGGCGGGAATTATTGAAAATGAAAATTTTCAACAAATGGCAATTGCTGCGATAGGAGCACTTGTCAGCAAAATAATGAACCCCCAACAGCCTGTTATGAATCATAATTATTCGCAAGGAATTGCTGGCATCCCTGAACAACAAGAAGACGTACAGCATCAGAAAGCTATGCAAGCATTGGAATTGCTTAGCCAAAAAGACGATAATTACGGAGATCACTTGTTGTATCTGGCTAATGTTCCTCAAAAAACTTATGAGATGTTATTAACTTTTGTAAAATGAAAATAAGTAAAGAAACAAAAAGTCAATTGATTAAATATGCGGCAATAGCAGTTGGTGTTTTGGTGGTAATTAATTACATCAAAAAATTGAATCCATTCGCAGCCGTAGAGCAAGACAAATCTGATGTTCTTTCTTTACAAGGTTCAACAAAAGGATGGGACATAATGTATTGGGATTCTCCAGACGCCCATTCTTATCTTGTTGGATTGGGCAGGGATAAAATAAATTCCATATCAGCGATAGTTGATTCTTTGTTTAATTTATTGCAAACAGTCAATATGTCGAACGATCAAGTGGATAGCGTATATAATTTATTGCAGACAAGAGTAGGTTCACAAGCAGAATTATCGTGGTTGTCTCATGCGTATTGGGTAACAACAATGCCACAGGAAACGCTGGCAGACGCAATAACAGGTGTGAATAAGTTAGGTTACGGAGTAGGGTGGAATAACGCTAAAAGCATTTTTGAATGGGCATCAAAATTGCCTGATACATTATAAAATGAAAAAAAAGAACACAGGCATATTATTGTTAGCGATCATAGGGTTGTTGGCTTTTACAAAAAGAAAAATTTCAACTTCTGTTCAGGTTAATTCCGCAGCTAATGTGCCCTTGAAGAGCGACGACGCAGACGTATTGCTGACATTGAAAAGTGGAGCGCAATTATTGTACAACGATTTGAGCACTGCAGCAATTACGCAATCTGTAGTATATGCTGACGGATGGCAGAGCAAGAATGCGGATAACATGTATATTGTCAGGCTCTTTGGAGACGATAAAAAATATTACGTCTTGACAACAGATATACAAAATGTAAGTTTATTTTAAATAAAAAAATTAAAAAATGAAGTTAAGTAATTTATTAATATTGGGATTAGGAGGTTATTTGGTGTATAAAAATTGGGATAAAATATTTCCCAGTTCAAAAACAACTAACGCAACGAATAGCACTACTCCGCAACAGCAATCGAAAGACAACGTTGCTCCTATGCTGGAGATATTGACTCCTTCCGTACAGCAATCGGCAACAATAAACCCTGATTGCGCCAATTGTAGTCCCGCTTCTGCTGCTGCAAATTATATTCCTTCTTCCAGCGCAACAACCGTAAATACGCCAACAACTCCTTTGTACAGCACGATGCCTGTTTATAATATTCCTGTGTCAACTAATACACCTATTTTAAATGCGGAACAGCAACCGATAATGAGCGTTATGCCTGTTTATAACACTCCTGTTAATCCTGCATTGATACCGATTAACCAAACAACAATTGCCGTAGACGGAAGCAATTATTCGCCTACGCCAGCTTCTGTTCCTTCAAAGTATCCGTTCAGTGTTGTTCAAGATCAGCAAGTTAATTACCCTCAAGTAAGTCCGACACCCTCATCCGTTTTGAGCCCAGATCAATTTGACGTATATAAACAATTGCCCGAGCAAAAAATTTCTGGATACGTATACAGGTCACCTGTTATTTGTTAATAGATATAAAAAAAT